TTGCCGCAGCTGAACTTCAGGAACGCACTGACTTAATGTTTGACCCTGACACAGGGTTTGGTGATAAGTTTGAAGCAACGATTATGGATATGTTGGCAGGTAGACACACAAGCCAATCAAATATACCTAACCCTGATAGCTTGAAAGAAGCTACTGATAACGAGGAAAACTCCACGGAAGAGTAGTAATTTACCTATCCTTATTAAAGAGTCATTTAAATATGTCTAGAAGAAACGATCTGCTTAAAAGTCTTATTGCTTCCGACAAGTTCGGCAAGGAAAAAGAGAATGAACAGAAATTCTTGGTAGCAACTGCCGAGCTAATCCTTATGGATTTGATTGACATTGCTTGCAAAGGTGTAGAGCAGCACGGTGCTGGTTCACTTGTGATTAATCTCTGCAACGACTCCACTACTTTCATGTCTGGTCACGCCATTGAATTTGATATTCATGTGGCTGAACGTGAAGGTGATGATGACATCCTTGAGTTTCTGCGTGGATTGATGGAAGAGATTGATGAAAATGACTGGTCTAAATACGTACTAATTACATTGATCAGTGATGCAGGAACAAGAACTTTTGCAGTCGAAGCAGGTCGGAGCCAAGAAAGCCTTAGAGCGCTCGCAGAAGAATTTAGCGGATAAGCTCGCAGCAAAAGGACTTAAGCTTCCTCTGTACCCGACACCTCAACTTATTGAGCGTGCTCGTACAGTCATGGGATCTATTGACTACGACCCTACTAGTGATCCTGTGCAGCAGGTGCTAGTACAAGCAACGTCTGTACCATCTATCGAAGTTAATCCTATTAAGGAACACTGGCACGGCAACGTCTGGGTCTCTCCTAAAGGTGCAGTTAGAGACTGTCGTATCTGGCTGACAAAAGCTATCAACGAATACCGCAATGGTTACATTAATAGTTTTGTATATTTCTGCAGTGCGTCTGAATTACTTAGGGCATCTCCTATTATTTGGGATTATCCAGTCTGCATCCCGTTCAAACGTGTTAAACAACTACGAGCCACAGCTAATGGCTTCGAGTCTGTTTCTCCTTCGACCTGGAATTTACTTATATACGGTCCTCCTGTCGATCAAACACTCACTGATATCGACAAAGTGACGCTGTTCTACAACACGTTCCGAGATGTTGGTCGTGTTATTTACAATGAGTATGCAGGGGACAACTGGGCTAAAGACCTTGAGTTCTTTGAAGAGAACAAAGGTGCCCTCTAATGTCTAAGCATATTTCCCCGGGTTATTTTTATGAGCTTCCTTCCGGAACTAAAGTTCATCCATGCAGGCTGATCCTTAAAGATGGATCATTGATGTGGAAGCATGCGTTGCTTAATCAAAACAAAGCAGCACTTCCTACGTGTGAAGCACACGAACAGCACATAGTAAAAACTGCTCAGCGCCTAGAGGAACTGAACAGTTGGGTGTCTCAAGACTTAGAACCTTGGAACTTCTTAGTTCCTACTCTCTGGTATGCACCTGGCCTGCCTGGTTATGACGAAGGTATCTCTGTTAATTTCACTCACTCGACTAAAGATACAGCTGAAGTATATGACATCCTCTGTAACCACACTCTCGCTCACGAGACCCTCAACCTACGCGACAAGTATATTTACTTCAAGCGCTGCTGATCAGGCCGCTTACCAGCGGCTATATCAGTTTAGCGAATCTACAAGACGATTAAGATACCATTGAGCCTTACGTGCGTCTTGCTCAGGATTATCTTTGAGCCACAAACGCAGTAGATATTTAAGCACTTGTGCTTGTAACATTCCTTCTTTAGGACCAGGTGCATCTTGAATAGCTTCTTCAATAATGTCAATAGCCTCTTGCTTGCCACGCGTGTAATGTGAAGGACTGTTGACTTCATCTGAAACACGCCAAGGGTTATCAAAACTCAGCACATCATCTCCTGATCCACCCATCAAAGGGTTGACCATATACGCACCTTGGTTGTAATCATCAAAGTTAATAATATCCCCATCAAACTTTGCTGAATTGTCCATAATTACACTCACATTTTGCTTATCTACTACTTAATATAGAGACAAAAGAATCATTCCGTGGCATATGCAAAGCCCTAAAGGTGACCCAACATATATAAAAAATAAAGATCGATTCTTTGTTGCTGTAGCAAAGACTATCGAGTCTGCTTCCACTCATCCTAAATCTCCTGGCGGCTGCGTCATTGTGCGCAACCGAGAGATCATTGGTGATGGTCGCAGCATCCTGACTGAAAGCAAAGTAGAAGTTGATTGCATCTCTTATGCAATTGCAGCAGCTGCTAAGAACGGCACGCAAACAACTGGTGCCACTATTTACAGCACGCGTTATCCATTCTCTACATCTGTATTCCAAGCACACCTGATGGGCATCCGCCGTCTAGTTGTACTTGCCCACGAGTGGGAGCCTTACTACAAGGATGAATTCAGACGTGCTGCTCGTCTAGCACGAGAGTTGACCATCGCTATTGAGCCGATGTTCGAAGACGAAGACCCGAGATTTACAAAGAATATCTATGACCGAAACATTGACCCGCTCCTCTTCCGAGATGCGGACCCATTTAAAACGGACGAATTTGATCCAACAGATGCAGCAACTACCCACGATGAAGACACAACTGATCTTTGACCTTGAATCTACTGGCCTCCTCCGTAGAGGTTCACGCATTCACTGCATTGTTATGCGTGACACTATCGATGACAGCACTCTTGTGTTTGACCACAAGCCTGAGCGTGACCTCCTGCAAGGAGTAAAGCAGCTTGAGCAAGCTGATGCTCTTATTGGACACAACATTATTGGCTATGATATTCCGTTACTTAAAGAACAGTATCCAGACTTTGACCCTAGAGGACAAGTACTTGATACGCTTGTCCTTAGCCGTCTTTTCTACCCTCATATTGCTGACCGTGATTTTGAGCGTAGACCAGCCGGTATGCCGCAACGATTGTATGGACGGCATTCACTCGAAGCCTGGGGTTACCGGCTAAAGTGTTTTAAGGGTGACTTCGGCAAGTCAGATAGTAACGACTGGTCTACTTATACACCTGAGATGCTGGATTACTGCATCCAAGACACCGAGGTAACGCTCAAGCTTTGGGCACTTATGAAACGACGTATGGAGGATTATTCATGACTACTACACCTAAGAAAGGCGACCCACTTACTCACGAAGAAGTAGCAGGCGCTGCTGATATTTTCTTTCCACTCTTTAATGAAGTTCATAGTCGTATGCCTGATGGCTCTACGACTGAAGACACATTGAAGGTTATGGAATCTGTAGCCAAGCTTGGACACAAGCAACGGGCTGACCGACTTCTAGAAGAGAAGTCAATTGCATTTGGATTTAATAAGGAGGATGCCGATGAATGATTATGTACTGCTTGAGATGCGCATGGCTGAACTCATGGCACAGCAAGAGGCCAGTGGCTTCCGCTTTGATGTGTCAGCTGCCGAGCGAGTACGTGGTGAACTGCAAGCTGAAGCTGAACAGCTAGAGCAGACAATCACCTCACGCTTTGTCTATGTACCAGGCAAGGTCTATACACCGAAGCGTGCTAACAAAACCAAGGGCTATGTAGCTGGTGCACCTATGACCAAGCTGCTGGATTTCAACCCCACTAGCCGTCAACACATTGCTTGGGCACTACAGAACTTCCGTGGTGCTCGCTTCACCAAAGTGACTGACACAGGCAAACCCAAGGTTGATGAAGCCACGATGTCTGAGATGCGTGATGCTGCAGTTCAGCAGGGTAATGACAAGCTGCGTGAAGAGTGTGAGATGTTTATCCGTCTACTCACTCTGCAGAAGTGGCTGGGTCAGCTAAGTGAAGGTGCTAACTCTTGGTTCAACACGATTGAAGAAGACAACTGCATCCACCACAGCTGCTCTCTAGCTACACAAACGGGTCGTAACGCGCACCGTGGTCCGAATTTGGGACAGGTTGTGAGTGCACCGTGGGCACGTCAGTTGTTTGTCCCACACCCTGGGATGGTGATGGTCGGCGCTGACCTTGAAGGCTTAGAACTCAGGGCGTTAGGGCACTACCTAAGTGCCTATGACGAGGGTGCCTTTGCTCACGTTGTCGTCAACGGTGATATTCACCAGCAGAACGCTGACCGTGTTGGTTGCTCACGTCGTGAAGTCAAAACCATTACGTACGCTTTCATCTATGGAGCAGGTGATCAAAAGCTTGGTCACTCACTAAACCCTGCACTGTCTGATGCACAGAAGAAGCAGCTAGGTCAAGAGCTGC